TAGCGATAGTTCCATTCATTCCTGCTTTCTTTGTGACCATTACTACACCATCAGCAGCAACGCTATGAGCCGTTCTTTCAGTTGCTAAAGTCAATGTCACTGAACCAATTCCCTTCCCTATAAAAACATAATTCCCTAGAGTGGGGTGATTAAGAGAACCGGACAAGTCCAGAAAACTATAAACTGTATGTTCCATATTACTTCCTCCTTAAAGGTTTTTATTTAAAAAATTTAATATTATATTTGTCCTACTCCAACCACACTAGGAGCAAAAAATGTTGCATGTGCAAAAGACAAAGACCAATTAATCATACTACCATCTGCGGCATAAGTAAGTTCAGGAATCTTATCAAATGAAACACCTTTTAAATCATGAGACATTCCATTATTTATATTCCTTAAAAGAATAATCATTGTTCCCCAATCCGAAGGTAACGAAGAAACTATTATTGAATATGCTCTTAATAGCCATCGATGAACATTACTTGTTTGCTGACATTGAATAATAATTTTACCGTTATGTCCTGGAATTAATCCAATTAATACAGTTCCATTAATATCATGCTCATGGATTGTTTTATCAGTTTCTAAAGTAATAGTAATTTGCCCAACTCCTTGTCCAATAAAATTACAAGAGCCTACAAGAGGATGGGCAATTACCCCTGATAATTCCAAAAAGCTATATACTGTATAATCAAGATTTCCAAACATAAATTATTCCTTATCTATTGACATACACTCCGATTAATACACTATGAACTGCGCCTGACTCTTTAATTGCAACATAAAGAGGAACTGATTCTCTTGCTTCTCTTTTTGCCTGAGCTTGAGTTGAAATTGCTTCCGCCTGAACTAAATATCCATTAGGTAAAGGATCATCTGTTTTAAGATTAAGAACATTGGGCCCTGTCCAAGTTCCAGCTCCAAGGAATCCAATTCTAACAGCTTCATCGCATGCCTGACTGCAAGCATGTATTAACTGGGTCACGCCAGCATCGGTTTGAGGAACTTTTGGATTTTGATATAATAAATCCATTACTGTCAACTGCATGTTATTAACCAACATATCTAAATTAATTTTTTCATCAAAGAAAGTCCCATCTGTCATTTTACCCTGTTCAAATATAGAATAATAATTTCCATAGGACAAATATACATTGCCATAATTACCTTCTAAAATATTAATTTGATTTGAGGTTATAGGTTCAGTTGAAATTCCAATTTCTCTTTTGAATTTCAATGTAAAGGCAGAATTTGCTAGACCAGAATTTTGACCCATTGCATATCCCATAATTGCACAGATAGCATAAATATTATTTGGATAAGCTGCACTCTGAGTTGTGGCATATTGGCCAATTGATCGACTATAATTTAATGATTTTAAATAAGTAAAAATATCATCAGGCGATCCTACACCAGTAAGGCAATTTGCATCTCCAGTTGTAAATCCATAAAGACTTGAAGGGGTAGCAGATTCAATATAAGCTGCACAAGCAATATTATCGGCATAAGCAGCATTTAAGCATACCGCCATATACCAATCAAAATTCTTAACCCTGCATGCTTCTAATGCCTGCACACAAGTTTCTGCTGCTACCAAATCTTGTCGTCCTACCCAAAGAATATCCGGTGAAGGACTTTGAGAAAAATAGATTGATGCTGCAATATATTCTGGATCAGTCAAAACAAATCCATCTGATAACATTGCATCCGCATTAACATATTCTCTTAATCTTTCAGCAGCGGTTATATTATTTGTTGAACCAATGATCAAACCTTGATTAAATGTTGCTCTTGGGGCAGATAACGGACTGATTAAAACTTGAACATCTACTATACTATCTAACGGTAGTGTTCCAAAAATAGGTACTGTCATAATTACACCTCTCTTAAATTATTTGTTTTGTTGTTTGTTATTCTTCAATTGTAGTATTTATTATTTCCCCTGAAGGCTTAGTAAATACCATAGGTACTTTCAATATACTTGGAAGCTCATAATTAATCATTATGCCTTCATTAAAATTCATATTTAAGTCGACTCTTTCATACCATTCAGCTCCCCATAATTCAGGAACTCTTTTTGGAGGATTAAAATTTGAGACAAGATATATATATTGCATTGCTAATGTATCATGAAATTCTTGTCTATATATCTTATGCCGAATTGCAGTAGCATTATCCCAAGATTGCGCTCCATAAAAAATCCAATTAACAGTTAGTGTTCTTGTATATTTAACTTCCATATTTCCTAATACATTTATATTTGGAAAATCAACATCTCTATCTTGAAAATCAACATCTGAAGGATTTGCAATTTGCGAATATTCTGAATCTTCTTGAATTGTCAATGAAGATGGAACATCATATATTTTGATAAAAACAATATTGTCTGTGACATTCCATGCAGGAGCCCCTCCTGTTGGCCAAGACCTTCTAACATCAGGAGATCCGCCAATCATAGAAACTGTTAAATCATAAAATAATTCCTCTAATTGATCTAATGTTAAAATTGTATCGGACATTTATTTATTGCCTTTTCTTTTTATTTTTATTTTTATTGGCTCTTCATCTTTAATTTTTGGTTTAATCTCTTGAAGTTTAGCCTCAACAGGAGCAGCCTTAGATTCAACAATAGGTGCAGTAAAATTATATAGTGGAGTAGTTTTTACCAGGGCCCTCAATGATTTATTATCAAAAATTATAATAACACCATTTCTTATGTAATCCTGCATATGCCAATTTGAAAGTAGGTTCTCATCTATTGAACCTAACCCTTGTTTTATTTCAATTGGTTTTTGTTTACCATTTGGAATAAATACTGTCTTTCTTGCTTTAATTGTAATAAACATTTTAATCTCCTTTTATTTAACCACCTAATTCACTTATTGCCATTGAGGCATAAAATCCATAATCCTTCCATGGAAGCAAATTTATAATTTTATATTTTTCTTCATTCCATTCAAGTCTATCTGATGTACCAGAAACTTTAGGGCTAATTTCTGCATGGGTAGTATATAATTTTACAGTTGTTAAAAATGTAATCGCTGCTGTAATTCTATCGCCCTCAGGAAGTTGATGTAATTCTTTTTCAGTTGAAGGATAAACAATTCCTTTTATAATAATATATGCTGGAGTTTGAGGGATCTCTGTCCATTTACCCTTAATAAAAGAACCTTCGCTTCTATAAACTTTTATTTGTTGGGCATTTAATGCGCTGCCAAGAACAACTCTTTGCATAAGCGTTTTAAGCATTTATCTATCCTTATAGTAATATCTAGCTAATAATTAAAGAAAATCGTTTCTAGCTATGGTTTTGAAAGAAATCTAGCTATATTTAGAGCTAATTAAGACCCGTTTTCTACTACATAAGTTATCGAGTTTCTTAATTGTGCGGTGTCAATTAAGGGGTGAAAGCTTGCCATCTCAGCCCCCATTGAATTTGCAAGTTCATTATATGCTGTGGTATCACCTTTTCCCTTTAATCTTTTTAATTTTTTTCTTTTTCCTTTATAGCTTTTTGCCTCTCTTAATCGACCAAGTAGTGTTCCGTATTTAAGAGGCTCAAATCCTTCACCTTCATTAATAACATTTTTAATACTTGACGAAGCAATGAATCCTGCCATTTTTAAATGTTTATCAACATCATTTGGTTTTCTATTTAAAATAGCCTTTGTGACTTCTCTAAATTCTATATCAATTTTATCCTGTACTTTTTCAATTCCAGGTTTCATAAAAGGTCTTGCGGGTATTCCTTGCAATGGAGAACCATTATTATGAATATATGCTAAAGAAGCATTACTGATATTCCCCTTACGAGGTTTTTTTTCATCTTCTGGGGCTGGCACCCCAACTAAAACAGCTTTCTTGGATAATGTAGCCAATAGTTGCAAATCCTTAAATATATCTGTGCCTTTATTTATAGTTTCTTCTATTTCAAAATTAATCATTAGACGACGCTCCCGCCCATTCCTATTATTCTTGATAATCTAAGAAATTGTCTCCCATATTGTGTGCTGTTGTAATCGCCGCCATCCTTCTCGATTATTGCCTGAGTATCAATACCAATACTAATACCACCAGCACCTTGACTATTTATAAGTCCTGTTGCTGTTCCAGGACTTTCTCCAGCAGCAACAGAACCTATATTCATCATCTGTAAAGTAATATTATGAGCAACAAATAATTCTAATCCATAAGTTCGCAATGTAGCCCATCGTTCTGTATTAAGTAATTGATCACCAATACCAGCCCAGAAAGTAATCATCTCATCGGTATAAGTATAAGGACTACCTATTGCAAATTCAGGAAAATCCAATCTAAATTGTTCAATATCGAAACTCATTTTCTTTTATCCTTTTTTGTTTCTCTTATTTACTTTTACTTTCTCTACAGGCTCTTCTACTACTTCTATTAAATCATCACCTTCACCATCAGCGGGTGGTTCCTCTTTTAACACTACTTGTTCTTTTCCTGGTAAAGGTATATTCATCTTTTCTACTTTTGCATTTAACTCTTTCATTTCATCTAATAAATCAGGTTGTATTTTTGGCTTGATCTCCTGAAGCTTAGGAAGTGCAGGAAGAGTTTTAACAATTGTTTTGCCATTAATATCTTCTTTAATAAGCTCGATGTCTTTAGTTATAATTAATCCTTTAATAAACCAGTGATCCATTGGAATTTTATAATTATCAGTTTCTACTGGATGTATTCCTGGCTTTAACTCAATTTTATTATCAGGCGGTATTTTAATTGCCCTTTTAAGATTTATACTTTTCATGTTGTACTCTCCTTTTTTTGTGCTTTAGTTTTAGCTTTAGCAATTGCTATATTTTTTAAATGTTCTTTTGTTTTGGGTTTTCCTATTGCAGCTAATCTTTTCTTTTCTATTGTTTCTAAAGAATCTTTTCGGCCAGTATTTAATTTATTCATTTCTGCTAAATCTGGCCTTTTCTTTCCTTGCATTGAATTAACATAATCTGGATTAATATCTTTCATTATTTTATTTTTATTCCAAATTACATCAGTTCTTTTTTTGCCAGTTTTACTCTTATTTATTTTATCTTTAACTTCTTTCGTAAGAGGTTTTAATTTTTTGCCTATTTTCTTTTTATTGGCTTTCTTTGCTTTTTTAGAATTAAGCAATCCATCAGATATAGCTTTTCTTGATTCTTCTTTATGGGTATGTCCAGTAAAACCAGAAGTTGCAGGATGACCTTTTAGGGTTTTGCTTATTTGTTTTCTTACAGACTTAGACGGATTAATTAGCCCATCTCCTCCATCAGTAAGATTGTATCCATTAGGAGCTTTACAATCGTAAAATTTAATCCAATGCTTTTCTTTTTCTTTTAATATTTCTTTTGTATCGGCACAATCAATAATTGAAATTGTAAAGGATTCTAAGCCGTATTTATTAAGAGCCCTTTGTATATAGGATTTATTCTCTTGTATATGCTCTGAAATCCTACGGCTTAGATCCTTCGTTGTTAACCCAATATAAACTTTTTCATTTATATTGTTTACAATTTTATAAATGACCATTTACTCTCCTTTAAATCTCGTAAATTTATAAGTCATTGATATTATTAATTTATATGCCGTCAGCGTATTGGATGCATTCTGGATAGACGATTTCTGTGCAGCCCAATCTACCAAAATAAGTTGTTATGTGGAAAATTGATCTATATTCTAATGGAGTTCTCTGTAATGGTACCAACGGATAACGAACACGATTCCTGTCCTGAGTATAAACAACCATACGATCAGAAGAGGTTACTTCGCCCTGACTACCAAGAGCAGCACCAGCATCAGTCAACCATTTCAAGGGCTGAATATCAAGTTTCTTGCCATTGACTTTCAGACAAATACAATTGTCCTCTAAAAATGTAAGAATCGAAACATTACCAGCGGTAGAAACTTTCTGACTGACAATATAAGCAAACTGAGCCGGAGGCAACAGAAGCTTAGATGGACAGACAACAAATGCAGATGCTGACCATGCGGCTTCAATAAGGCCATTCACATCATTAAGAATTTCATCAGCAGTTGCGCCAACACCAGAAGTAGAACTAGGAATCCACTGAGTATGAGCAGAAACTTTAGCCGATACAGCATAAGAAGTAACTCCGGTGTTATTGATCAAGCCATATTTGCCAAGATCAGAATCACCATTATAAACCATAGCGTCTATATCCATTTGATACTTAATCTGCATTGCGGCATATTTCTGAGCATCTACAGGACGACCTAACTGCTGTGCAGAAAGCAATTCAGGAATTGTGTAAGATACTTCAGTACCCCAGAGATATAAAGGATTAGCAGTCTTGCCAATATCTAACGCCATTCCGGTAATAGCATTGGAATTTTTGCCAATCCAATTTTTACCTTTAGAACTAAATCCACCAGCAGATGCAAATGCGGAATTAGTGAAACTGGATACTTCATCAGCAATACTTACATCTTCACGTAAGTCAATATCTCTACCCCAAGTAACACTCACTAAGGGCTCATGCAATGTCTGGTCTAATCTCTCCAGCTCATTAATTAAAAAAGCACCTGTACTATCAAGTACATATTTATCAAAAGTCATCATATATATTTCCTCCTATATTATATTTAATTTAGATATTATAAACAATTTCAACATTGCCAGCAGCATCATTAACACCCATAAAATAAGCACCAGTGATTGCAGTCTGACCAGCACCACCAGAAGCATAAGCTTCAATCAACCCAGTAGTGTTATTGAAATAAACCTGTGCATTCTTCACTGAAGAAGCAGCAGCAAAATTAGCAACCAAAACAGTCATATAACCAGACTTCAAAATATTAGCTGCCATAACTATTGAAGGTACCCCAGCACCTAATGCTTCACCAGCAACCAAACCAGTTGTTGGGTAAGGACGGCACAGCAAACCATAAATAGTATCGCCAGTAGCGGCCAAAGGTTTAATTTTTCCAGACACCATTTTTACAGGGACACCAAACACTGTTGCAGGTGTGGTCGGATCCATGATCTGAGCTTCAATTCTTGCAGTTTCTCTCCGTGTTACATCACCAGGAATACCGGCAGGCATTCTGTATAAATAAGCATTACTCATAATTATATCCTCCTAAAATTTATATTTATTTTTTTGCGTAAAACTTTTTGTTCATGTCATTAATACTCTGTATAGTACTGACTAAGTGTTTAGTGTCTCGTACTATAATAGAGTCCTTCACAACTTTGTTATTCTTATTAATTACAGCATCAGAGCAAGCATCAAAAGCAATATCTAAAGCTTCACTAGAAAGCTTATCAGGGTTCTTTCTCTTGATTATAGAAGAAACAACATCACTATCGGTTGTAAGAGCTGACTTTAAAGCCTTTGCTTTTATCTGATTAAGAAATTTCTTATGGTCTTTAGTTGGCTTAACCAATTTAATACCAGGAGAAAGAATTTCTGCCCTAGCTGCTACATCCTGCCAACATGAATCACAATCCTTAGCCTCCATTTTCTCTTTCTCTTTCTCTTCTTCATCGGTATCTTCTGTTTTTTCTTCTTTCTTTTCCTCTTCGTCAGCATCAAGATTTTTTAATTCTTTGACCTCAGCTTTCTCTATTCCATCGCCCTCCTCATCTTCTACTTCTTTCTTCTCTTCTTTTTCTTCCTCGTCTTTTACTTTTTTATCTTTAGCTATTTCTTTCTTCTCTTCTTCGTCTTCATCCTTGATTGCACGATCAATACTCTCATGGACTTCTTTGTCTGATTTTACCAAAGCTTCAACAATGCCAATCAGCTTATCAATCTTAGCTCCCAAATCAGCCTCATCATCTTTAGTTTTTTTATCTAAAGCTTTTAACTCTTCTACTTTAGCTGTCTCTTCGGCATCCTTGGCTTCTTTCTTTTCCTCTTCGGACTCTATCCCTTCGGCATCTTTAAATGCCTGTAAGATTTTATCCCTAATGTCTTTAATCTTCATATCATCCTTATCCTCCTGTGTTTTATGATTTTTACAATTACCGCAATGGTTACATTCTTTGTCTCCAATAGCGCATCTACTTCCTGCTCGTCCTCTCATTACAAGTGCTACATGATTACCTATAATCCCTTTCTGTATTCCTATCCCTTTTTCAAGCTGCTCGTACTCAGCATCGTACCCACATGAAAGCTCTCTCATTCCATTTTTAATTAATTCAATTGCCTTCTTTGTGGTAACAACTATATCTGCCACAAGTAAATCAGCCTGTTCTTTTATTCCTCTTCTTACATTAGTAATAAACCCATGTGCTAAATCTATCCAATTATCAGGAGTAACCATTTCTTCAGGATGATCTATACATAAACTTTTGCCTTCAAATGATTTAATAGCATCTGGATTAAATACTTCCTCTTCCCTTCTTCGTATTTCTACTAAACCATTATCGTTAGGATCAATAGGTACTTCATCTGCTTTATAAATTTGAGTTCCAGTTCTTGCCATTGGGACATCATAGCAGATTAAAAATCCTTCTGGTGTCTCAGCCATATGCTCACTAAGTGATTCTTGTGTATAAAATCGTCTTTTATTTTCCATTTTATTAATCCTAAATTTATTATTGTATGATCCCGCCACTCATAAAACAGCCACTATTTGCTCCGGTAGAACCGCCTCCGCTTACATATTCCATTGCTCCGATGTCCCACGCTCCCGTTGCGGGTCGAGCTATACCATTCTTATCGCTGTTGAGTGCAGTAATCCCCAAGCTTGTCAGATTGACACCAGCACCGACTGTTGGCGAATTTGACTTAGGAGTATAGTCAGAGTTTAGGTTGGGATTAGTGGCAATGCTATTACACTCATGATTCGTGCCGGGGCAACCACCAAGTGCTGTTCTCCAACTGGCTAACGTGTCGTAAAACCCGCCATTATATCCAGCGTAATTGTTGTTATATAGAGAATTGTAGTCAGGAAGCCACTACAGAATTTCCATCTGGGCAATGTGTCGTATCTGAATCGGAAATACTTGCAGCAATATTGGCAGTAGTAAGATAAGAACCAGCAACTTGCCAAACTCCCTCAGTTCCAGCACAAACAGTAGGTTCGCCGCTTGAATTAGAGCATACCGGTTTAGAGGCTGTAATAGAAATTCCTTTAAGATCAAGTGATGTTGTAAAAGCAGGCCATTGGTGAATTGTAGGAGTCCCACTGGTAGTAACAGGATTTGCCCATAAAGGAATAGCACCTGCTCCTGCTGAAGTCAATACCTGACCCGCTGTACCTAATGAAGCCAACATACCCAAGTCAGATGAACCTGTCCAGTAGGCAAGATAATACTGTGCGCCTGAACCTCCAATACCACCTCCAATACCACCAATTACAACTCCACCAGTCCAGCAACCTATTAAACTTACTGGAGCAATAATAGTTGAACCATTAACTACTCCTGCACAAGTAGAAGTATAGGTATAGGAATAAAGCTGACCAGATACTCTTCCAATTGCCATATCATTGTTGACAGGGACTATTTTATCTAATGAGCCTGTACCTCCACCAGTCAATACATTGAAGCCCCAAAAATTAATTGCATTAGCTGGAGATACAATTACTAATGTCATTAGTAATATAATTATTGCATATATCTTTTTCATTTTAGCTCCTATTTTGCGTGTCCATCAATCCAATTTTTTAATTCTTCTATAATACTATTTTCATTCTTACCCTTAAATGTTTCATCATCTAAATCTGATTCTGCAATAAAAGAGTCATAACCTTTATCGTCATGCTTAACTGTCCATTTAATTCCTTTATAATTTCCAGTACGAGATATACTTCCATCTTTAGTTGGATCTTCAGTAAGAGTATCTTTGGAAAGTTGATCCTCTAATTGTTTCTCAAGCTTAGTTGCTTCTGCTGTATTTCCATCTCTTTTACAACGAGCAATAGCTTCTTTTAATTGCCCAATTTTTGCCCATTTAAAATCATCATCTAATGCTTTTAATTTCTCAATCTCTGCATCATAATGAGCGGTATCATATCCCATTGCTCTTGCTGCTTTTGCTTTTTCTGTTAAGTCTGTTATTTTTTCTTCGGAGTCTTTGGATTTTTTAGCATTTGATTGTATAGCTTCATTAACAGCATTTGATTGCGGAGATGAAAGCTCATTATATTTTTTATGAAACATATTTTCAGATATTTGATTTCTTGCCTCTTCTGTAAAAATATTTTCTGCATCTTTAAAAAAATTACCCTGTACTTGCCCTTTAGATTTTAAAGCATTCATTATATCATCAGGAACTTGATTGAAATGTAGAGCACTTGCCCATTTATCTGAATCTTTTGGTTTTAGTTTTATATGAGTTCCATCAATAATTTCTACATCCCCTTCCCATCTCCCCGTAGAAATAGAAAATGTTTTATCTTTAGTAGCTTTATCCTGCACACCATTTTCTGAGGCTTTCATATCATCTATTTCTTTTTGTATCTCTATAGCTTCCTCTGAATCACCTAATTGCTTTGCTTGCTGTAATTGATTACTTAATATTGTCATCTTTGCTTGGTATTCTGCTTGAGTATAAGAGGAGTCTTTAGAATCTATACTCATTCTATAAGCAGAACCTTTTTCTACAGATGGTATTTTCCCATTTTCTATTTCTTTAACCAATTGATCTGCTTCAATAGAAGTTAATGGTTTATTATTAAATTGTGTTTTCTTTCCATCTCTTTTAGCAAATACATTATATGTTTCATTATCTCTTATAATATTATCTTTTACAATCACTCTACCATTGACAACATCTTTAATATTTTGCAGTAACATTTTATAATATCTCCTCTGTTTGATTATATTTAAATACTGGCTTGCCAATTACAGCTATGCCAAAATTATCCAAATGCTCAGTTGTCTTTCCATATCCTCGCCATCTAACATCAAAGCCTTCAAATGGAATATATCCTTTCTCATTATTTAATGCAGGGTCTTCCATTACAAATCTATTATTCTCATAACCGATGATCACACAGTAATGACCGTTGGCATAAGTATTATAGGTATAATGGCCATCGTTTCTCCATGCTTGTATTTCAACTATGACAGGAATGCCTTTATCAACAAATGATTTCAAATCTTGATCAGTCATTCTTCCGGCGATAACTTCAAACTTTAACTTTTTAAAGAAAGCAATTATCTTATCATAGTCGGTTCCATTCTCTCCGGTATGTAATGCTTTAGATATAAAATCTATTTTATCTCCTTGCCCATAATATGTTAATACGGCTTGAACAGCAGCACTGCCACAAGTAGCATTATTGTCTTGTTGATTGGTAGGAAACTCCAATTCTTTATCTCTAATCATTCCATTTTTAATTATTAATCGAGAGAGCAACATTTTATTTTCCTTATGCGGCTTCTTTAAGTCCGAATTTCTTTTCACTTAATTTTATAAATTCTTGCTGATTCATTGTTTTGATTTTGCCATTAGAATAAACCTTAGCTGGCCATGAAATATCTTTTATAGAGAAAATACAATCAATATAACAGCGACAATTAAAGATTCCTCCAGGAATATAACGGCCATAACTTTTCTCATTAGCTAATTCTTCTGGACTAGGTGGGTCATCAAAGAAACAAATAACACCATCCATTAACTTATGGGCTTTACGAACTTTTAAGTCATGGCTGCTAACCCAACGATAAGCATTGATCTCTAATTGTTCTGCCCTTGCTTGAATGAGCGAATTTGCTACACGAGAAGTTTCTGTACGTGCAATTGTATTGGCTCTTGACTGGGTTACCTCTCCAGTCTTCATTATTTCTTGAGCAACAGTAGAGGCTCTTTTCTTTCCAGTATATATATTCTTAAAGACTATATCGTGTATTCGCTCTGCTGCACTTATGGGTAATGATGTTATTAAATCTACATTCTCATTTTGATATTGTTTGAGTATTGTGCCAGTCTTTGTCTTTAGTAATTCATGCTTCATTGCCGCAGACATTCTTTTTGAATTTTGTTCCCATGCCTGCTTATCTTTATAATCAATCTGTGCAAATATTTTACTGACTGTTTGTTTTGCCCAACCACTAAGTTTGCTGGAATAACTATTGAGCTTATCTGTTAATTGTTTCACATCTTTTTTATCTATATTTGTACCGAATTTCTTTTTAAAGCTATTGATGATTTTATCTATTTCAATTATTACTTTTTTAAGTTCTGCCTTGTATTTCTGTTCTACCCCATTATGGCTATATGTAAACTTGCTATTAGGCATACGTTTAAACCTATGTTATTTCTATGGAGGATTAGTTGTGCTGAATGTTTATTGAAAATAGGTATATTATACTAGTTTGCGCTCAATATACTGTTCTTCGATATATTCTTTCTCGTCTTTGGTTTCATCCCATTCATCGGGATTAATTCCTGTCTCTTCTATTAATTCTTTAGTTGCTGGCATTTCATCCGGATCATCAATATCATCCATGTCGTCTTGTAATTCTCGCCAATCTATATTTTCATCACTCATAAATTTATCCTTTATGCGTTTACTAATTGTTTCCATTCTTTCCATACACTAGGAACAATATAAGTCTTAAATGCCATTCCTGGGGTATTATTTAATTGCTTGGCAACTATAATCGAAACCTCTTTTGCTTTCTTTTTATAGTCCTTAATATTTTTTGGAGCTTCCATTTTCTTTATAGTTTCTACTGCTAAATCACTACCAACTTTCTTTCTAAAATCTTTAGGGGTATATTTCCCACCATCTAATTGCTTTACATATTTTAAATAATCATCGTATTTGGTATTAACAAATAAAGCATCTTCATCATTCTTACCTTTCTTTAAGGCTAATAATTTTGTAATCAATTCTTTATCTGTTATATTATAAATATTTCTTACGCCTTCCTTGCCAATAAAATCTAATTTAATAGTTCCATCTTCTTGAGGAATAACATGCCTTGATTCTAAAGTAGAGGCCCCATAGGTTTTCACTTTACCCAATGCTTCTTTCTTACTTCCAATTCTTATTCCGGTATGGATTAATAATTTTGTAATAAAGGAATTTTCTTTTTCTTCTTCATTTCCCTTATTAGAACTCTTCTCAAGTTGCTCTTGTATTTTAATAAATTTTTTATTTAATTCCTGAATCATCTTATCTTCAGCTTTTATTTTTTGCTCATTATGTTTGTCACTATAAATCCATCCAATAACATCCCCATTATCATTATGACCTACTGCCCATAAATCAGCATTCTTATCTGGATTAATCAATATGTCTTTCCAAGCAGGGGCTATTGCTTTACCTTGTAAATGTTTGGGCAATGCTTCTCCATTTGCCAATACTAATTTATTGTTTTCATCTCTTTTGGTTTCTGAAAAACTTTGAGTTGATTTTGTTCTTTTGACTTCTTTACTTTTGCTTTCTTCCTTAGATGATACCTTCCATAATGGAGCCGAAGTTGTTCCTCCAACTTTCTCAGGAGAATTACCAAAAATATCTGTAATTACTTTTGATACATCTGAAGCTAACAAATTTGATTTTCTTGGTGATTCTGGATAATTAAAAACAACAGTTCCTTTGTCTTCAAGAGAACCTTTTATTTCTTCTAATGTATTACGAAGCATTTGCTCTGAAGATTGAACATTTAAAACATTACTAGCATAAACAATATTATATTTCTTTTCCAAGGCTTTAGGATCATGTAAACCTTCTTTACTATTATTGCCAAATTCATAAGCAGTAATATCCAATCCTTTTTCCTTTAATGCTTTTGCATGGGCGGCATCTTTTCCTGCACCAAAATCTAAAATTTTATCTTCTGGCTTTGCTATTGATGCAACATATTTAGGGGCGATTGCTTTTTCTCCCACTGCTCCTAAATTTCTACTTGTTGAATTTGCTACTTTGGTTTCTTCTTCAGAATATTTACTACTACTTGAACCGCCTCCGCCCTTACTGGTAAACTGCCCAGCATTACTTCCAGAACCTTCCCTAGGATGTTCTGATTCTTCAAAGTTGCCAGCGTCTTTGGTGTCATCATCTTTGGTTATTTTACTATAATAAAATCCCTTCCCTTTTTCTCCATAGGGCATATAAACTTTTTTATATCCTTCTTTATCTGGAAAAGAATACCAAGCATTATTTTTTTCAGTTGGACTA